AGGGCTACAGCATCGTCGAGTCCGACTCGTCACAGATCGAAGCGCGCATGCTGGCGTGGCTGGCTGGGCAGGACGACGTGGTGGAGACATTTGCGTCTAGGGGTGACGTGTACAAGAAGATGGCCTCGGCGATCTACAACGTGGACGAGGCTGACGTGACCAAGGACCAGCGGTTCGTGGGCAAGACCACGGTGCTGGGTGCGGGCTATGGCATGGGCGGCGAGAAGTTCCAGCTGGCCCTCAAGAACTCTGGTGTGGACATCACGAAGGCGGAGGCTGCTAAGATTATCGGCATCTACCGCGAGACCAACGACATGATCTCGAACATGTGGAAGCAGGCTGGCACCATGCTGCGCTACATGGTGCGGGGTGACGCTATGCCGTTCGGTAAGGACGGGGTGCTTGGGGTCAACACATATGAACCCGGCATCGTGCTGCCCAATGGTCTGCTGATCCGCTACGACGAGTTGGAAGAGGCCGAGAACGAGAAGGGCGGCACCGAGTACTCTTACAAAACCCGCATCGGGCGCACCCGCATCTATGGTGGCAAGGTCGTCGAGAACGTCACACAGGCGCTCGCGAGACTTATCATCGGCGAGCAGATGTTGCGAATTAGTAAGAAATACAGAGTTGTGTTGACAGTCCATGACAGCATCGTATGCTGTGTGCCTGACGACGAAGCCGAAGCCTGCAAGGCCTACGTCGAGGAGTGTATGCGCTGGGTGCCCACATGGGCCGAGGGCTTACCCGTGGACTGCGAAGCCGGGGTCGGCAAGAATTATGGAGAGTGCGAAGCATGAGTGAACAAAAGTCTGCGGCAGGGGCTTGGTCTTACAGCAGGCTAAGCGCTTTCGAGAAATGTCCGAAGCAGTACTACCACGTGAACGTCCTCAAGCAGTTTCCGTTCCAAGAGACCGAGGCGACCAGATACGGCACTGACTTTCACAAGGCGTGTGAGGAGTTCATCCGCGACGGCAAGCCCATGCCCCCGCAGTTCTCGTTCATGCAGGCCACTATGGAGCGGCTTGCGGCTATGGCGGGGGAGAAGCACTGCGAACTCAAGATGGGCCTCACCGCTGATCTCGAGCCGTGCGGCTTCTTCGATAAGAACGTGTGGTTCCGCGGCATCGTGGACCTGCTGATTATCGACGGCGATAAGGCCCGTGTCGTGGACTACAAGACGGGCAAGAGCGCGAAGTATGCCGACGTCGGACAGCTGCAGTTGATGGCACTGTCGGTGTTCAAACACTTCCCGCAGGTCAAGAAGGTGAAGGGCGCGTTGCTCTTCACCATCGCCAACGACATCGTGAAGCAGGACTACTCGGTGACTGACGAGGGTGTGCTGTGGAAGCCGTGGGTGATGAAGTACGCGGCACTGGAGAAGGCCCACGAGACAAACGTGTGGAATCCTCGACCTTCTGGGCTATGCCGAAAGCACTGCCCTGTGGTAGAATGCGCCCATAACGGGGGTTGATTGCCATGCCATACACGAAGTCGCCTAGACCTTATAAGCACGAATACCAGAAGCAGAAAGAACGTGGAGAACATGAGCGCCGCATGGAGCGGCAGCGTGCTCGGCGTGCCTTGGACAAGAAGGGCGTCGACCGCACAGGCAAGGACGTGAGCCACAAGAAGGCTCTAGCCAAAGGCGGGAGCAACGCCGACGGCTACAAGCTGGAATCGCCATCGAAGAACCGGAGCCGGAACGGTCATAAGCCCGGCGAGAAAAAGAGTTAGGCACAAGCCTAACACCTCGGAGAACAAACATGCAGATCATCGACAATAAGGCGTTGCTGTTAAAGCTACGCAATCCAAAACAAGTCTCTACGATCATCCCAAAGAGCAAGGTGATCGGTGAACACGAAGTCGTCGTTAACTGGGGTGTGCAAGAGGCACATACCCTACGCGGCCTGAACATCAAGGTGCCGTCACCCATCGAGGGCCGCTACAACTGGACGGGCAAGTTCGCTCCGATGTCGCACCAGCGCACGACGGCGTCCTTCCTGACCATGAACCAGAAGGCGTTCTGCTTCAACGAGGCGGGGACGGGCAAGACGGCCAGCGCGATCTGGGCCGCGGACTTTCTCATGAAGCAGGGCATCATCAAGCGGGCTCTGGTCATCTGCCCGCTCTCGATCATGGACAGTGCGTGGCGTGCGGACCTGTTCACGTTTGCCATGCACCGGACTGTAGACGTCGCCCACGGCACCTCGGCCAAGCGCAAGAAGATCATCGCCGGGAAGCCTGACTTCCTCATTATCAACTATGATGGCGTTGAGATCGTGCGGGACGATATCGCTGCGGCGGGTTACGACCTCATCATCGTGGACGAGGCCAGCCACTACAAGAACGCCATGAGTAAGCGCTGGAAGGTGCTCAACTCGCTGGTGAAGCCCGAGACGTGGCTCTGGATGATGACAGGCACCCCTGCGGCTCAGGGGCCCGAGGATGCGTTCGGCTTGGCGAAGCTGGTCAACCCTGCCGGGGTGCCGCGCTTCTTCAACGCTTGGAAGGACATGGTGATGTACAAGGTCTCCGCGTTTCGCTGGAAACCCAAGGAACACGCTGAGCGCACCGTGCACCGAGCCCTGCAGCCCGCTGTGCGCTTCACCAAGGAAGAATGCCTAGACCTACCGGACATGCTCTACGTTAAGCGGGACGTAGCCCTGACCAAGCAGCAGGAGATGTATTACAAGAAGCTCAAGGCTCAGGCCGCGATGGAGGTGGCCGGAGAGCAGATCACGGCTGTGAACGCCGCTGTGATGATGGGCAAGCTCCTGCAAATCTCGGCGGGTGCGAGCTACACCGAATCCGGCGACACAGTGCAGTTCGACATCAACAACCGCTACAACGTCCTCAAGGAGGTCATCGCCGAAAGCACCCACAAGGTGCTGGTGTTCGTCCCCTTCAAGCACGTTATCGAGATGCTGTCGGCGCAGTTGTCCAAGGATGGTATCACCAATGCTATCATCAACGGCGATGTGACCGCCGCAAACCGGACTGAAATCTTTAAGCAGTTCCAGAACCAGCCTGACCCTCGGGTGCTAGTCATCCAGCCACAGGCCGCAGCGCATGGCGTGACGCTCACTGCAGCAAACACAGTTGTCTGGTGGGCACCGACATCGTCGCTCGAGACCTACGCGCAGGCTAACGCGCGGGTGCACCGCAAGGGGCAGGCTAACAAGTGCACCGTGGTCCAGCTACAGGGGTCGGGTGTGGAGCGCCGGGTCTACAGGCTGCTCGACGAGAAGATCGACGTGCACACTAAGGTCGTCGATCTCTATAAAGAATTGCTTGACTAGTGTAGCGGATATCATTAGATATCAATTTCTGATAGTGAAGGAGAACCACTATGACGGCTGATACTGTGGGCGAAACCGCCCTCACCCCCGAGGTGCTGACCAAGACCTACATCAAAATCCGCGACAAGCGGGCCGAACTCAAAGCCGAGTTCGAGCAGAAGGATGAGGTTCTGGAGATGCAGCTCAACACCCTCAAGTCGGCGCTGCTTGACTACTGCAAGACGCAGGGTATCGACAGCGTTCGCACCCCGTCGGGAGTGTTTTACCGGACGATGAAGACGCGCTACTGGACCAACGACTGGGACTCGATGAACAGGTTTATCTTGGAAAACGAGGTTCCGCAGTTCTACGAGAAGCGCCTCAACCAGACCGTCGTGAAGCAGTTCCTTGAAGAAAACCCCGACGTGCTCCCGCCCGGCCTGAACTCCGACAGCGAGTATGTCATCACTGTGAGGAAGAAGTAATGACCGAAACTCCAACCCCGTTCGCCACCATTGAGGACGTAGCAAAGTACTTCGTCGTCTCGGTTGCGACCGTGCGTACTTGGCTGCGTAACGGCACCATCCCGAAACACACCTACCTCAAGGCGGGTAACACCTACAGGTTCAACCTGCCCGACGTGGCAGCGGCCCTCGTCAACGCACCGAAAGAACCGGTGCAGTTGGAACTAGACCTCGACAACAAAAACTAAGGAGAACGACATGAGTGAAATGACCCTCTTCGGTGCTGGCAACCCGCTGGCAAATAGCGACCTCTTCAAGTCGCTGCGTGACATGAACAAAACCCTCGCTGGTGGCGGCGGTGGTGGCGGCAAGCGCATCTCGATCAAAGGCAACAAGTTCCGCCTCTTCGTCGATGGTGAGCAGGTCTCTGTGTCCAAGGAAGATCACCTGAACATCGTGGTGGTTAACGTCGCTCCGGTATCGCGGACCTATTATGAGGGCACCTACGACCCGAATAACACGGCTGCACCGACCTGCTGGTCGGCTGATACCAAAACGCCTTCGCCTGATGTGCCCGCGGATCAGAAGAAAGCCTCGCGCTGCACCGACTGCCCGATGAACGTCAAGGGCTCGGGACAGGGCGACAGCCGTGCCTGCCGCTACAACCAGCGTCTGGCGATCACGCTCGAGGGCAAACCCGACGAAGTCTATCAGCTGCAGCTCCCGGCCACGTCGCTGTTCGGTGACGGCAAGAATGGCAAGATGCCGATGCAGGCGTATGCTAAGTTCCTTGACGCACACGACACGCCGATCATCGCGGTCATGACCAAGATGTCGCTGGACGAAAACTCGGAGACTCCGAAGCTGTTCTTTAGCCCTGTGCGTCCTCTGACAGAGAAAGAGCTGAACGAGGCTGTCGCGGTTAGGGACAGCGAAGATGCCATCAAGGCTATCACGCTGACTGTCGCGCAGACCGATGGCGTTAAGAAGAAGGACTCCGCGGCTGGCACCAAGAGCTACAACCCGGCCAAAGAGAAGATCATCGTCGATGACGAAGACGAGATCGAAGAGCCTAAGAAGGTCGAAGCCAAGAAGTCTGCACCCGCTGCTGACCCCAAGGCTAACATCTCTGCTCTTGTCGCAGAGTGGGACGACGAGTAATCCTTAATAGGCTCGCCGCGACGGGGGATAAAAACAACCTCACCTCGTCGCGGCACCCCAACAGATAGAGTGGCGGCTATGGATACAACGACGTTTTTGCAGTCCGTTCTTGGAACTGCGGGCTCCTACTGCGTTCTTGCCCTCAATGATGGCAGGCGCATCCAGAAGTTCTACGACACCATCGAGCAGCTTGAGCAGGCTGCGCTGAACTTCGACGAGAATGGTTTTGATGCCTACTACGCCCTTGGCACGTTCGAGGAAGCGGGTTCGCGTGAGGCCGAGAACGTCAAGCAGATGCGGGCGTTCTTTATGGACCTCGACTGCGGCGTTAACCTCAAGACGGGCAAACCCAAGGACTTCCCTGACCAGCACGCCGCCATCTTGGCGCTCAAGGAGTTCGTCAAGGCCACTGGGCTGCCTAAGCCGTTCCTCGTCAACTCCGGCTACGGTGTGCACGTTTACTGGCCGCTGACCGCGCCTGTAGACTTTATGGCGTGGCTCCGCGTGGCCGAGAAGCTCAAGGCGCTGGCCAAGGCGAAGGGGTTCAAGGCCGACGAGGCCGTGACCGCCGATGCTGCCCGCGTGCTGCGAGTGCCGGGGACGCATAACCACAAGGGCGACGATCCCAAGGCTGTGTCGTTTTTCGGGGTGTCCACACCAGAGCCAGTGGAGTTCTTTGACTTCGCTGCACGGCTCGAGACCGTGGCCGGTAGTCTGCCGACTAGCCTGCCCGCGCGGCGCTACTCACCTGCGGTGACAAACAGCGCGATGATGGATGCCCTGATCGGCAAGCGGGAGGCCTCGTTCAAAGCCATC